TGCGGCTCAGTTCTCGAATGCAAAGGCAACAGAGGCTGTCGAGGCTCATCGATTGCAGATTACATCGTTAAAATTAACAGACGAAATGACAAGCCAGATTGATGAGCAAGTCGCTAATCTGGTTAAAAGAAAGTGATCGACCCCATCAATGTGTTCACACCGATAGTTGCTTTAATTATTGGGGTAGCACTAGCAATAATGATTAACTCAATGAGGTAAATAAATGGACGATTTAGTTTCAAGATTACGCACTTTGAATTTTATGGGGCCGTGGACAGAGGCAGCAGATGTCATTGAACATTTGGAGGAAAAATTAAGAATGATAAATCAATGGCAACCAATAGAAACAGCACCAAAAGACAACACTCTTTTGTTGTTATATAACAAATGTGATGATGATGATTTACATTTAATTGAAGTTGGATATTGGGAAACATACTCAGGTTGGTATGGCCCAATACCAGAAGAAGGGCCGGGATGGCAGTGGGATAATATTGGGGTAGACCCTACTCATTGGATGCACATTCCGCTGGGGCCGAAATGACTGACATCGTAGACCGACTCCGAACTGTGGAGATCAGTTGGAGCCAAGAAGGTGAATGGTGTGCCGAGGCAGCAGATGAGATCATCAAGCTACGGGAAGATAAAAAACTAGCATTTGAATTGATGGATGTTTTTATTAAAGAAACCAATCGAGTGAAGAAAGTGCTTCACCGGATTGCAAAGATGCAGTCAGCACAGAAAATTGCACAAGACGCATTGGAGAAAGAGTGATGGATATCGTTGAAAGACTGCGGGTTCTTAACTTCATGGGGCCGTGGGAAGAAGCGGCTGACGAGATAGAGCGGTTGCGGTTAGCTAACTCAGACCTACAGATGCACTATGATTACGCCAGAACTGAATGCGATAAAATGCGAGAAGAACTAAAAGAGTTACGTTTATCTTATGAAGTGGTTGTTGCCGCATTGAAGGAGAAAGAGTGATGATGGATTTGTTGTTTTATGTTGGAACAGCAGTCATTTGGATTTCGCCTCTACTGCTTGGAATCATGATAACTCGTAAGGAGAAAGAGTGATGGCAACAAAAAAGAAAGGCATCCTCACATCTGCACCGCAGTGGTGGGATCATCTGAAAGACTGGAAGAAAGTGTTCTGGAGTGCAGAGCGTAGGGCCGTCAAAAGAGAAATTAAAAAGGAACTTCGTAATGGGTGACGCGATGATCGAAATTGAAGAACTGGATTTGTTCAACAATCTGGCCGAAACAGACGTTATTATTGAGAATGTCAAAGCGTATATCGTGTTTGACCGAGAAGAAGAATCTTTGTGGTATCTGTCGGCTGTCCAATGGGATGGCAATACTCTCGAATGGGATCAAGCACGGGAGTTAAAATCAACCGAAATGAGTAAAATGATCTGGGAAAGTGTCCTGCTGGCTATCAACGACAAAGCCTCCGAGATAGCAGAGGATCACTTCCTAGATGAAGAACATGATTACTGAACCATTTTTAACGCAGTTTCTTCAGTCTCTTTGACTCGGCGACCCCAACCTTTGCCAAAGGTTTCCCAAGTCGGGAGAGCCTGAAGAAACGCTAAACGCTTTTCGCAGATAGCAACGATCAATTCTTTTGGATCAGCTTCTGCTACAAGTTTCATGGTTGCTGGCCCGATAGCACCGTCAGGATTAGCACCGACAACGCTTTGTAAAAACTTGGAGGCACGACCACTACCGCTATTAATAGCAAAATCGAATAGACAAAAATCTGCACCTCTCGGTATTTCATCGCCTTTGACCTTATCCCAATAGCGTGATTTATAAAGCGGAGCAATATCAGCAACCGTTAATGCCTTGATGTCATCTTTAGTCACCTCATGACCAACCCATTCTTCCCAAACTTTTTTAGTGCATCCGAGGTTAGTAGCACCGCCGGGGTCTTTTGGATGATCAACATAGCCGCCTTCATGTTTCAAAACATAAGCCAATGACTCTTCAAAATTGTCTTTCATGGATTACTCCTTTGGCGTTGAGTTGTAGATCATGGAATCTTTTTTCTGGCTTCCCGATGATGATCCAAAATAAAATGCCATCACGCCTGTCCACCCAGCCGAGAGAGTGCCGAGCAACATGAGCAGAACTTCCGAACCGTTCATCGGCAAACCGCTCATCAACACGAAAGCTATAATGCCAAAATAGCCCAGCGTTACGCTCACCGCTAATGCTCTAGGAATCCAATCTTTCGTTTCCGTCTGCATTGACCGAGCCGACTTCCGATCATCGACCGCGAGAGCCTCTAGATCAATGTCTAATGATTTCATTTGCACTTTGAAATCAGCATCAATCTTTTTTAGAACTGACAACTGTTCAGGACTAGCATTACTCATAGCGGCTTTCAGATCATCCTCAGAGCCGTTCTCGTTGCCGAGCAGTGCCTGAGATAGTGCCTTGGTCGCCATCCCTGCTAATGGCCCTCCTAGAGCCGTTGCGATGCTAGGTGCGACTGAGCCGATTAACGGGAGCAGCGGCCCGAATGCTTTAAGAATGTTCATCTTTGCCTCCTGTTGATTTGCTGCCGAGCATAATACCAGACAGCGTACCTGTTAAAAATGTTGCGATTGGTGCGATCAGTTTGAAAAACTCTTGGTCGTTTGGAGCCTGTCCGTCGATGGGTTGCACCACAAAGATCAGGCTGTAGAGCACGGCAAATACCGTCCCTGTCAGAGTCAGGCACAGGCTGATCCCGATAATAAACTGCAAGAGAGCGTGGAGTTCATTTTCTTTGATTTTCATCTTGCGACGGCTCCGCATGGGTTTCTTTTGAGCGTGTCTGCGGAACAAGTTCCAGATGCGGTACAAATAGGTGGATTGCATTCCGGAGCCTCCCAGTTCGCAGGGTCTTGGCATGGATAGCGATACCTATCCTCGCAAGCCGTCATCCCGATCAGCAATATGATGGCGATATATCTCATGCAAACAACACAATCGCGATAAATAAGCCTCCGGCAAACACAAGCACCGCGAGAATCATCCAAGCACCCATGATGAGGTCTTTCCTGTTTTCTTCAGCCTCTTTCATAGCAATAGCAGCCTGTCGAGCCGCTTCTTTTCTCATTTCTGTTACTTCTTTTTGAATGCTCGTCCACGCTGCGATTCCGTACGCACCTACGAATAAATTCCTAGTGTCTAATTGAAGCTGTTGAGCCTTAGCCTTCAAAGTAAAGAGTTTGATTGCCTCTGCCTCATATTCACCTTGGGATTGAAAAAGACGTTTCCTCTTCTTTGCAGAGGTTAATTGCATGATTGTTGCAATCCGACCAAATAACGAGCCAACTTTTTCGGCTGTATCTAACATATCGTGACCATTATCCACCATCGACTTGATTGTGGAGAACAGACTACTTGCACCAATGAGCAAACTTACAGGATCAAGCATTTATCTCTCGAACAATCTGTAAACCATATCAACGATATATCCGAGGAGCATACCGACGATTACTAGAACGGCTCCAGCACCTTTCCATCGATTAACGGAGTTTGATATTAATTTTATGTCAGCTTTCAATTCAGCCATATCGGCATGAAGCCGCTCGACATTGGCTTCCAAGCGACCGATCTGCTGGTTCAAATCATCTGACATTGTGGAGACCCTCTTTCTGATGTACTTCTACACTGAAAAGAAGATCGTCAAAAGTACGTTATGGCGACACAGGCCAAGTTATTTCTGAAGGGAATTTTGCTTGATTCGTAATGTCTCTCAGTGCTTGGCGATATGTTGCCCATGTAGTTTTATTAACTGGAGAATCAGTTAACTGTGTCCAATCGGATTCAGAAAGTTTTCGATTACGCTCAGAACGAATTTCGTTTGCTTTATTTGAGGCATCATCAGCAATCTCCTGCTCTGTTTTATTAACAACAGCATAAGACCGCTCAACACCGTTACCCTTGATGGTGTAGATAGGATTGCCATACCTCTGAGTGTTTGTTAGCACTGGTCGCAGATCGTCCTCAATCAGATATACATTAAGTTCCTGATGTTGCTGGGCAGACAATGATTCAGCAGTTTGAAAAACATTCGGAGCAAAGAGAACATTGCCTACAACCTCCCGCCATGTGTCACCAATTTTCTGAACATACATTAGAGTGTCTCCAACTGCTGTTGAATTACAAAGCCGATAACCATTGCTTTCTTCTGTTCTAACTTTTCTGTCACAAGAGATGCTTCCAACTTTTCACGGAACTCTGTCAAATCAGTATCACCACTCTCTTGAATGTGAGCGATAGCAAGAGTGTAGTTATCAATGTTGATTTGATAACCCATTATCTCCTGCTGTCTTGCCTCAAGAGCCTGTGTAAGAATTTCATGCTTCGTCATTTTAATCGCTCCGTAAATTAATTTGAAAATCTTACACTCCGCCCCAAACCTGTAGGCAGCGTAGCAGGGTCAGCATATCTAACCCCAAACCCTGCACTCCAAAAATAGGCGACAACATAGGGTGTACTACCTATAGCCATAGCTATATCTGTCCCAGAAGGACTAAAAGCTATGCCAAGACCAAAATCATCAGGAAGTGTTGCAGGATCAGCATATTTAGTGCCAAACCCCGCACTCCAAGGATAGGCAAATATATAAGGTGTGGAGTCACCTGTCATGGCTATGGCTGTTCCAGCAGGATTGAAAGCCACCCCACGTCCTCCGTTGGGTAGAGTCGCAGGATCAGCATATTTAGTTCCAAATCCTGCACTCCAAGGGTAAACAGATACAAAAGGTGAAGCGTCGTAGACCACAGCTACTGTTGCTCCATCCGGGCTAAAAACTGCATCCCGTCCATCAGCAGTGGGAAGTGTAGCCGGATTAGCATATTTAGTCCCGAAACCAGCACTCCAAGGGTAGGCAGACACATACGGAGAACTAACACTACTAAAAACTACATCGGCTCCACTTGGACTAAAGTTTACAGAAGCACCACTCCCTATATTCGTAGCAGGATTAGCATATTTAGTTCCAAATCCTGCACTCCAAGGATAGGCGGATACACCAACCGTAGTCGATTCGGCTACCGCAATAACTGTCCCATCAGGAGTAAAAGCTACGCCGTCACCCGTTCCTCCAGGGAGCGTAGCGGGGTTAGCATATTTAGTTCCAAACCCAGCACTCCAAGGATAGGCGGATATAAAAGGTGTGGTGGAATGGGCCACGGCTATGACGGTGTTAGTAGAGTTAAATGTTACTCCGTTACCTGTTCCAGCAGGTAACGTGGCAGGATTAGCATATTTAGTTCCGAACCCTGCGGAAAAAGGATAAACAGATACAAAAGGCGTAGTGCTGTGGGCCACGGCTATCGTAGAAACAGCCGCTGTTGACCGTTGATTCATAAGGACTGATTGTAATGCACCACTCATGTCAAACCACTTCCTGAAATCACCCAGTTAGTCGATGTGATCTTGATAGCTGTTGCAGACCCGTACTGTGCCAAAGACCTTGAACCAGTAGTTCCACCAGGACTTAAATTCATAGTGTCGGTTGTGATAGCAATGGTAACTACGTTCGAGGTCATGTTAATGAATGTAATAGCAGTTCCTGTTGCATAGGCTACTGAACTATTTGCTGGGATAGTAAATGTTCTAGCATTTGCATCTGACGACGGATGCAAAATACATTTACCAGAATCTGCCAAAACTAAAGTGTACGCTGTAGATTTTGAGCTAACTGGGATATTTCTAAATCCAACGGCGTCAGTCCCATCAACCGTGCAATTACTTAAAGTTCCAGAAGTCGGTGTTCCAAGAACAGGAGTTGTAAGAGTTGGCGAAGTTGCAAAAACTAGTAATCCGCTTCCAGTTTCATTGGTCACTGCCGCAGCTAAATTAGCTGAACTAGGCGTTCCTAAAAACGTCGCTACGCCCGTACCAAGCGAACTCAATCCAGTTCCACCTGAAGCAGCCGCAATCGGTGTAGTTGCACTTAATGTTGTAAAAGCACCCGTCGATGGCGTTGTTGCACCAATAGTTGCTCCATTGATTGTGCCACTTGTGATTGCTGCAATGCTAGGTGAAAGTGCGGTAGATAATTCAGCCTTTGTAATTTTTTTTGTTTGGTTGGCTGATGTATCAACGATCAAAAACAAATCATCCGAAGCTGTGTTTGCACCAGTAAGAGCCGTTAGTTCTGAAATCTTTTTATCGGTCATGGCGTCCTCACGATGGCTTTATAGGCCAAACTGGATTTAATGGGTCAGTGGTATTGGCTGGTAGGTCACGCAGTGCTTGACGGTATACCGACCACGCTGTCTGCGTCTCGGTGGGCATTGCAGCCCAGCGGTCTGCGGTTACGTTGATATCGCTTTCACGCAACAAACTATTGCGATCTAAACGTAGAACATTAAACTGATAGGCAGTTTTTGCATCCGTGTAATTTGAGAACGCTGCAATTAGTTCTGACTCAGACGGTATGTGGTCAAAAAAAATTCCATCTTCCGACAAATTATCAGGCTCACCGTTATCTCTAAACGATACACCGCTGTTATAATACTCTCTCATGCCCATGTTCCTACGTTGACGTTAGACCCAGATGCACCGATTGGGTAGATCAAGAAGTAACTATTCGCCATAGTGCTATACGCACCGCCGGGAGCGGCAGAAAGCGTGTATTGAGGCGTCAATGTACCCGCAGCGTTAATGCTGACCATGCCTTTAATGTTTGCAACTACTGTTGAGGCGGCAGAAGAACTTACACCGCTAAGTTGCAGATTTGCAGCAGATGCTGAAGCAGAATACCGCAAATTATTGGTTGAAGCTGGAAGTGTTGCCGACCCATCAAATTGAATAGCACTCCACAATATACTGTTAAGTGTTGCCGACCCACCAAACCCAATACCAACAGTATGCGACGTTGTTCCTGCCGTTTTATTCAAATAGTAAAGTGCTTCAAACGCATATATTGTGCTTGCTGAAAGCGTGACGCTAACACCAAACACGCTCTGCACTGTTGCGACATTTGAACCCGCAAGATTAGCTTGCAACCGGAAAAACTGCATCCCCGGAATTACACCGCGCTGCGTGCCTTGCGGGGTTCCATAGAATACCTTGCCATCGTATTCTATTGCACCAGCAGTAGCGGTTGTCAGATTTGTGCCAGATGTAAGATTAAAAGGAGCAACAGATGCTGTCCCTGCTGATAAGGCAACTCTCTTATTTGTTAACGTCTGGGTAGCCGCTAGACCTACTAGCGTGTCAGTCACAGCAGGAAGTGTAAGCGTGTTGGTTCCGGCAACGGCAGGGGCGGTTATCGTAACCGATCCAGACGTAGAGCCATTTAGATTAACGCCAGTGCTTGTAACCCGCATCCGCTCAGTGCCACCCGTCGAGATAGCTACCGTATCAGCGGCAGGGAAGAGCATACCTGTGTTAACGTCACCTATAGTGGTGATCGATGGGAGAGCCGCAGTGCCTGATGAGAGTTCCGTCTGGCCTGAATCATTAATACGAACTCTTTCAGTTCCATTTGTAGCAAATCCAATGATGTTTGCCGCTGCACGATACATTCCTGTGTCACGGTCAAGATCAAATGAAAAAGATGGAGCCGCAGCAGAACCAGCTTGCAAAATAGCGTATGCAGTTAAAATAAACGCTGCCGACCCTTGATTCACTTCACCAATCTTGATCCAAGCGTTGTTTGCAGAATTTCTAATATTTAAAATGTTAGGATCGGATGTCGTATCAACCCATAACTGATAAGCAAATGTAGTTGATGGGGAAGATGCCCCAGATGAGAGAGATGCGAGTGCCTGCAAGGCAGAATTTAGATCAGACCGAGTTGCTGGAAATGTTTGATTATCAATCGTAAAATCGTGTTGTGACATTACACTACCTTTCCATAACCGCGAGCGACATAATCAAATGTTCTGCTTATGTTAGTTCCTGCCGCATTCTTAAAAGTGACTGTAAATCCTGAAGCAGATTTTGACGTTATAGCATAATAATCGCCTGTTGCCATATTTTGAGCAACAATAGCAACTCCTTCAAGAGACTTATAAGCTGGGCTGAATGTAACCGTATATGCGGCAGCACCGCTCACCAAATCTTTTCCAGAAAGAATACGATCAGGCATATCAATCACAACACTCAATCCTGTTATTTCAGGTGTGACATTATAACCAAGTGATTCCATTTGAACCCTGAATTGAAATGCTCTTGCAGTGTAATCCCCATTAATAAATTTCTGCCAAGCACTAAAAGTAGGTGAGGCATTCGGATCAGTGTTCGTTGTTCTGATTTCCATATAGGCATTAACATCGCTGAAATCACCAGTGCCATCAAACAGACCTTCACGGGAATCAAACAATCCTGAAGCAGAATCAAATACCGCTCCAAATTCAACGCGAGATAAAGTAATCGAATAATAACAACGAGATGTATATACAGCACCTAGATCAAAACTTGATCCAAGAGTTGTGGCGAATGTGTATGTTCCAGCGAGTTTAGAGATATTTACATTGCCTGAAGTCGTTAATGATGTTCCTGCCGTGTAAGTGAACGAATTGGCATTAACAACCGTGATTGTATAAGTACCATCTACAGCCGTTCCAGTTAAGATGTCGCTATAAATTGCAGTCCCGTTTGGAATTCCATGAGCCGTTGCAGTGACAGTTACTGTCGTTCCAGATTGAGAATATGTTGATGCTTGAGAAATCCTCAAACCAGTGCCAACTACAGCCGTGTTTGAATTTGTTCCTGAAAATGTTGGGCTTTCAGTGATGGTTGTTAAAAGATTCAAGTCTCCAACAGCCCCAACTGGGACTAAAATTGATGTAGCATTGACTGAATAATTTCCAAGTTTATCAACCGCTTTTATAAAATATGTTCCTGTTAAAGCTGGAACAGTTATCGTTGAAGCAGGACGAGAAACCTTACCAACGACATCAACAGAATTTGAGAATGTTGCTCCACTGGTAGAAGGTGAATGCCTGATTACATAATGAGAGAGATCAAGATCAGTTATTGGTGTCCAACTCAATGAAGCGGATTGACCGTTAATATTGATATTGAAATTAGTCACATCAGATGGATCAGCAGTTTTACCTACGATTGATCTTGTTGTTGTTACAAAAGGAGATCGAACCCCTAAAACAGAAATTGTTCTTGCTTGAACATCATAGGAAACACCGTCATCAACTTTTAAAATCTCAAACCGATTGCTCGTTGACCGACCAGCCGAGGTATAATTAGTGTCTGCTGTTTTTTTAAATTGAACGTCAAATTCCGATGCGAACTGATCTGTTGAAACTAGATCAACAAGCAAGACAGTAACAACGTCCTGATTCACCGTTCTCAATTCGTCAGATAATGTAACCCCCGGCGGTGAAACATCGGTATAATCAGGCAAAAATGTATTATCACGTTCAATTGCTTGTTCTTCAGCATTCCAGTCATAAACAGCAGAACTGGTTTCTCTCAGTATAAGATCAACACCAAGTGACGGAGAATCTGAACTTCCTTCTACAGCTAACGCATAATTCACAACCTCAAATGGTTTTGATGAGAACCCATATCGAGTATTTGTCAGCATGATTGTGTCGCCGACTTCAATTTTGAAGGCAGACAATAAACATTTCAATTCAATCGTCTGCTGTTGACGTTGTTTATATAAAGCAATCTTGGCTATGCGTTGAGCCATTGATGATGATGTTGTAAACGGTAATGTCAGATCAAAAGTGCTTGAAATATCATTGTCATCTTCAACGAATGTAGACCCGATTACAGCAGGATAATCTGTCGCTTGCCATTTATCCTCTGGTGAAACAAACACACCCTTTACTGTGTTGAAATTGTCTCTCCTCGAATGCCTTGTTGTAACCGAGATCGGCCCTCTGAGATCATCATCTGTAATGGTCACAGTAGGAGTCGAGTAAGCCGCAACCTTTATATTCCATCGACCAGATGAATAATAAACAATGCCTCCAGAGGCTGTCAGCATATCTTGTAACGCCTGTCTCAGAGTTGAGGCAGATGGAACTGTTCCATTTAATTCATAACGGTTTTCAGTTGATGAATCTGCAAGCGTGACATCTTCATCGCAGATATTCGCCGCTGCAATAAACGAATCCATATTGATTTCGGTATTCTCAGCACCAAAACCAAATGTTGAATCTCTCAGGTAATCCAATACGCACAACGCAGCATTATTTGAATATGCTGTTGTTGTTGTTCTCGGATCATATATCTTCTTTCCTCGAATCACTGCCTTAATAGTTGGACGACCATTTGGGAAAGCATCTTGATCAAATTTCAAGCGGACATAGATATATGCAACTCCGCTTAATTTGTGATCGCTTGTCCACTGCCCCTGAGATTCAGAAATTAAAGTAGCATCAGCGGTCTGAGAAGGAGAGCCAAGGTGTGTTAAAATTCTTGCAGAGCCGACATATTTTGTCGGAGCAGTAACATTCCCTGATCCATCAATAGTCAGTAGATCATCGTCAAAATAAATTTCATCGAACGCAGTTATTTCATGCCCAGCAACTGGCACAATCATATGAAGAAATTGGTTTTTAGTTGAACCAGTATTTGGTGTTGTTTGGGCATAAATAATCGGCCCACCAACCATGACAGAACCGTAAACAGTTGGGCGATCAGCAAGAGGGTCACGAAAGTTTTCATCACGACCACTTAGACCGCTTTTAGGTGTTTTCATTTGTGGCGTGAGTAGTGATGCCGCCAAGCCAACACCAGCCGTAATGACAAGCTGACCAACAAAAGAAGCTGCAAAAATACCTACTGAAGAGGTTGCACCGAAAATTAATGGAATTGCGGCAATGATGAGTTGCGGCATTAGACGCTCCAGCCGATCATTGCTTCACTCGTTGGCATAAATTCTAACCCGTTCAATCCAACACCAGAAATCATACTTCCGCAACATACCCCAAGAGAGCCTCCAACGCTATGACCTCCAAATGAAAATTTAGGATTGAATAAAGCTAGATCACCTCGTTGCAGAGATCGAATATCTTTCCGAGTCAAATATTGATCGACAGCCTTTTCAATCTTGATTGATTTGTAAAATTTCATCATTACCTGACATGATGATTCAAAATCGTCATAATCAAAATCAGGGAATACATTCATGCCGTATTGAGAAGCGAAAGCACCATTAGCAAAACGAACGCAGTCGAACTTTCCCCATTGAAATGAACGATCTCTGCAAGAGTCGATATAATCATTTAGTTTTGTCTCCCAGTTAGGAAGTTTATTTACGTCCCCACAAAATTGTTTTTGTTTGTAGATCGTTGACGTAATCAAAGCCTTTGTCATTTGGATAAACTCGTTTTTGATCTTCTGATGTGTACCGCCATACTCTTGGTCGCTCTAGATCGATCATTCTGGATTCAACCGTTAAGCCAATATTCAAAGTCTCTCCAGCATCAGCAATCGTCATTTGATCCATCAGACCAGTAAAAATCGGTATATACTCATTGCGATCAGAGGAAGAAACATCATAATTTATCAAATCAATATCAACAATATATTCCCCAGCCTGTGTTAGCAGAAGATCAGGCACTCCAATAATTCCAAAATAAACATTAGCTGTTCGATTTTGATATTTTTCATCAAGAGCCAAAGACATGATCGACGCTGAAATTCCCGACAAAGAAATAGTTATACCTCTTGCAGAAATATCAGCCGTATCTTCAACTGTTGAAATACTTAAAAGCGTTCCTGCTCCTGTATATGTGTCGCCATCATAAATAAGATCAGTAAGACCGTTCCATAGCCTGACAGCACCAGAATCAAAAAGCATTTCAACAAGTATAATTGGTCGGACAACATCTCCCTGAAGAACGCTATCAAACCCTGTTGAAATAGGCTTGGTCATAACGCCTCTACTGCTGCAAAGGAAATGCCGTAGATTGATGCAGTATCAATGTTGAATGAAGTTTCTGGTGAACTCAGTCTAAATACACCAACTGCATTTTGAACAACCACCGTATCACCATCTGTTGGTGATGATCTAAGATCAGGCCAAATTGAAATGTTTGCCTCGTTACTTGCATTCGATGAAACATCTTCCAAAACTTTGTAAAGTTTTGAGGTCGCACCTGACCCTAGCTGAATGTAATCCCCAGCCCGTAAATAGTTTGTTTCACTTGCTGGCAGCCCGTCAACAGCAACTGTACCACCAGACTGCGATGCTCCGTTCACTACAGGAGTGCCGGGCGTTGTAGAAGCCGATCCTCTTGGCGTAGCAGCCACTGGATCACCCATTGTGAAAGTGCCGTACTGACCGCCTAGAGACATTAAGAAGGCTATCCATACATCTGCATCTGCCCTGACTAATGCTGGCAGAGTAATTGTTGCTTCCCACCTAGAGCCGACATTTTTCTGAACTTGCTGCCGAAATGTAAATGGCGAACTGCTTATCGCAACCGAATTGCGAGCTGTCATTGTAATCTGAGCGATCCCTGTTGATGGAAATGTCAGAGGATAAGAGATTGCCATTGATCAGCCTCCGAATGCCATTGCGAACGAACCGCCTCGACGTTTTGCATCCACAACTGCATTCTTAGCGGCATTCGAGATTTGCGGCAACAACTGCTGAATCTCAGCACGAACGGTCTGCTGAACGCCTGTAGAGATATTGATTGTCTGGTTGATAGTTACCCCACCACCTGAGTTGCCACCTAGAGCATTATTAGGGACGATAGAGCCACTACTGCCGGGCATAAATAGTTCTGGGCCTTTCTCCCCGACAATGTACGGGCTATTCGCGGAGACTGGGCCACCTTTCGCCATGAATGGCCCCATCCCTGTGTAGCCACCAGCACCGTATGAGAATTGCCCACCGCCGCCCATGCCAAACAATGAGCCAAGATTGAAGCCGCCACCACCAAACATTCCAGCCAGCATCGATCTAATTTGAATTCGTATCAGATCGGAGATAATCGAATTAGCAAGTGATTTAAAATCTGCTTTGCCTGTCATTACAAAGCTGACAAGTGCATCTTCCATGCCTGAGAAAGCATTTGTCATTGCATCGGAAATCTGACCGCCAACGTCCATTGCTTTTTCACGGATTTTTGCAAGGCCTTCCATGAAGCCGCCTTCAATGGATTGCTTGTAAACTGCATTAGCTTTGATCAGTTCAAGTTTTGTTTGCTCAAGTGCCATTGCCTCTGCTCTGAAAGCATCGACCTTTTCACCTGATTTACCGATCAACAGTTTATCAAGTTCTGATTTGAATTTTTGCTGATCAGTTAAAAGTTTGTAATCCAGAGCAGTCATTGAGGCTTGTTTGCCTTCGAGTTTCAACAACTCAATAGACGCCTTTTGATCTTCGAGAAACTTCTTGAGTTCGTCTGTTCCACCAGTTCCACCACCAACTGCCGTTGCAAGTTTCTTTTGGTTTATCATCGGGGGATTTCTTGTTCCTATGTCAGGATTCAAATACGGTTTTTTGCTTACATTTATTTGAATCCCAGCTAATTCTGCTGATGCACCAAGATTTTTAACTTGTTGATCCAATGCCTCTAACTGGGATTGATAACCAGCAAGCAAATCTTTCAATATGTTTATTGAGCTTCCGATCAGAACCTTTGAAACGTCATCATTTGCCGCGACAAGTCTTGCTTGTGCTGCTTCTAATTCACCTGTTGTGTTTTGAATTTGCAATAATAACTTTTTTTGCTCTTCAACAGCAGCACTTTGAACACCAGAAACAATAATCTCATCAAATGATGGCATATTATTTTGAGACTCAATAAAATCATTTATGAGAGGTAAAACTTTTTTTAATGCATCTACTAAACCTTTTTCAATACTGTTTTGCATACTTTTGATATTTTCATTAAATTTATCGGACGCTTCAGCAAATTCAGTGTCAATTACTGCTGAAAATTGAGTAACTCCTTTTGAACCCTCATTCAACATTGGGATTAACTCAGAACCTGATTTCCCTAAAAGTTTTACAGCAGTTGCAGACTTTAATGCTCCATCTTCCATCGTTGTGAAACGATCTCCAATGTCCATCATAACATCGCCAGTGTCTCGGAGATTGCCTTGAGAGTCAGTGAACGAAATATTCAAAGCATCAAAAATAGCAAGCATCTCACGATTACCAGCAGAGGCTTGAATCATATTGGCTGATAGTTTTTTCAATCCAACTGCAACAGTATCTATGCTTGCACCTGAATTTTCTGCTACTTGTGAGA